GTGCCTATTTGTTCATGGTACTGATTGATACCTTTAACGGCCACTTGCCCAAAACGAGTAGAATCTATTTCAAGAATCACTTCTATTGGTTGGTCGCCACCGGTTGAATTTATATTCCCCAAAGCTTTGATGATCGCGTTAGCAATGGATTCACCTAAATTGGATAATAAGTTATTAGATAGTCCTTCCATACCGTTTCCCGAAATAGACATCCTTGATGTTCCTTTCTTACCTGAGCTTCCACCTGAATAGTTTTCAGAAGAATCTCTGAACACATCTGGCATAGATAAATCTGGGATACCATCATACCCCATGAAATCAAGCGCTTCATTAATTCTTTGAAATGCGAGTTGCGGTTTGGTAACGGGTACGACCCATTCAGTATCGTCGCCTTCAGCCATTTTGTACCATCCAAAATTATCGACGCGCCCACCATTAGCAAAGCCTTTTTTCTTCCTGCTATTTTCTCGATCTAATCTAAATAATTCAGATATTCGATCACTAACTACGCGATAAGCACTAGATTTTATTTTTTTAGCAGCACCCATCGCCATAGAGGCTCCCGGTTCTGGAATACCTGAAATATCAACAAACTTTTCAAATGCGCTGTCTAGTAACGAACTAGGACTTATTGACCCGAAGAAATCTTTCACACTATCAATTAATCCACCCTTATAATGAGGAATGTTACTCATAAAGTTACTAGTATCTCTACCATTTAATACTTGTGTCCCTTTAGGAAGATTGACCATGTAGTCTTTTTGATTTGGAAACATACCCATTTGTCCATTCGGCAATTTATACATTTCACGCCAATTGCTGCCGCTTCCATCGTTTACCATAGCTAATCCGCCAGGATGTGAATTAGTGCCTGTTGCATAACTAAAGTATGGAACTTGCCAAGATGATAGTCGCCATCCAGCACCCAAGCTACTCATCACCCAGTTAACTCCTGAGATAATGCCGTTAACACCTTTACCGATGCCAGAGGCTAATCCATTCGCAATATTATTCATCGCTTGTTTAATAGACTGTAGACCATCAGATAAGCCTTTTGCGATATTTCCAGGTAAATCTTTTGCCCATCCGCCAATCTTCCCAAATACTTCAGAGGCGGTATCCTTAACCCCATGCAATGATTTTCCGAGATTATCTTTCATAGATGAGAATGCCGTTTCAGCTTTACTTCTAGCCGTTTCTGCACCAGATCGAACTTTTTCTGATATGTCAGACCATTTTGACTGTGCTGAAGATCTTATATCATCAAATTTACTTTTTGTTCCATCTGCGAGATTTCTGAACTTCTCTTCTGCCCAATCTTTTGCCTGTCCTGCCTTATCACGAACAGTGTTAGCTGTGTTGGTAAATTTATCTCTAGCAGCATTATAAATATCATTGGCTTTTGAAGTAACTGCATTCTTTGCAGCTTCCCATTTTTCTGATGTCCAATTCTTTACGTTATCCCAAGCCGTTGAGGTTGCATTTTTTATTGCATCCCATTTTTCGCCGATCCAATCTTTTAATTGTCCAGCTTTCTCTTCGATAACGTCCCAATTCTTATAAAGTAGTACTCCAGCCGCAATTAAAGTGCCAATGACTATTACTACAATCCCAATTGGACTAGTAAGAAAAGCAATAGCTGCCCCTAAAGCTCCAGTAACTCCCGTGGCAATAACCGCAACTGTGTTCCAAATTGCTAGCGCTGCATTTACCAGTCCTAATGCTGTAGCAAATGATCCGATAACTATTACAAAGTTTGAAAAACCTTCTTGGTGTTCTGATATCCAATTACCAATGTTTGAAAGAGTATCCCCTAGCTTTTTCAAGACATCTACTATGACACCTCCGGTCCATTCAGCTAGTGGTTTTAATATAGAGTTCCACAAGAAATCAAAAGCCGGTTTACAACCATTTATAATGCCATTTACGAGATCAATCGCTCCCGCCAACGCATCAAAGAATGCTGGAATCAGCTTTTCTATTGTAAAGCCTGCTAATGGCAATAGAACATTTTTATAAAACCATTCCAGACCAGCACCGATATTCTTGGTTAACGGCTGTATTGATTTCAACAATCCATCTATTGACTGTAACAAAGGGGTGAAATCGAGCTTTTTAGCCCATTCAGCTGTTGCTTTCGTAATATTATTAATATTTACTAGTAAACCTTCAATAATACCTAAAATACGTCTAAATATCGATTCACCGATGTTTCCAGTTTGCCACGCAATTGAAAGACGATCGGCCAAATTGCTAATAGTATTGTTGATGTTTGTAAATATTTCAAGAATATTTGCTGCTATACGTTCGCCCACTCCGTCATTCCAAGCGTTTCTAAATGATACTGCAATTTGATGGAGCAACTCTAATATAGAGTTGAACATATCGAAAATCGATTGGATTAATGCTGTTCCTCGACCATTGTCTTCCCAAGCTCTCTTAAAGGCACCTGCAATATCCCCAATAATACTTAGTACATCTGCCAAGAGGATTAGAAGATTCTCAACAAACCTTTGCCCGGTTCCATTGGTCCAAACTTCCATGAACGATTTACCTATCGCTTGAATCAATCCGACAACTTCTCTAAGAGCGTATTTCCATGCGTCAATGACTTTTTGACCTTGTGCATCCCAGGCTTTTTTTATAGGGTCAAAAAGTTGAGACATAATATCTTTAAATTTTTTGGCAAAGTCCGTTAACCATTTGGGCGTTTCTGGAACTGTTGCTGAACCAAAATCAGCCCAAGGCGCTTTACTCCCTCCAGCATTAGGATTCTTAGGTTTCGAAGGAATTTCTTGCGGTACAAAAGGGTCCGAGAAATCTTCATCAGAGTCATTGCTAAAATCTAAAATATTTAATTCGTCAAACCCTGCTAGTAATCGTTTATATTCTTTGACTTTTTTTCTTGCCGCTTCAGTTTGGTCATGTTGTGCTTTTAGTTGCTTATTAGAATCACGTATGGATTGTGCCATCTCATCGTATCCGTCTGATGCATCAGATGCAGCATTACCCGTATCATCTAGGGCTTGCACGTTGTTCATTAATCCTTGCGCTCCATTAAATGCATCGCCGATGTTCATTCCGAAAAGCGTGGATATAAATCCAGCAATGTAGCCCGTAACTTTAGCTAATGCTGACATTAATGCATTTATCGCTGGTAACGCTGCTTGGTAGATTGGATAAAACGCCGTTAGTAAATTGACTTTTATTTGATTTAAACTAGCTGAAAACTGTGCGTTCGTTTGTAACGCTTTAAAAAGCCCTCCTGCTAGTGTCATAACTCCTTGATACAAGAAAGTGAACAAGAACAACTGTGACCATAGCATTTTCATGGATCGGCCAAAACCGCTCATACCCTGAGACATTCTAGATGTTCCGTTAGTGACTTGCTTTGATTGTCGATCAAAAAGATTGCCAAAACCACTGAAAGAATTACTTACAAGATTTTTGAACCTAGAGAATAGCCCTCCAGATTGTCTCGTTGATCCTGAAAGGTTTCTCATCCCATTGGCCGCCATACGTGCCTTAACAGGCTGTTCACTAAGTTCCGTGTTTACACCAGACAAGGCTGTCTTTAAAATGCCCGATCGATCTTCCAACTGAGCATATGAACGTTGTAAAGCATCATTGTCTGCAATCAACTTCTCCATTTTCGCTGATTGTTTGGTTATCGCTTCAGCAGTTTTTGTTGATTGTGGCGTATCTTGAATGCCTGTTGCTTTCCACTTGCCGGATGCAAAGCTTCCTGTTTCTGTTTGTTGCATCTTCATTTCATTTTTCAGCGACTTGACTTTGGCTCTCATAGACTCGATTTGACGTTCGTTGCCTTCCATCTTCGACGAAATGCTTGATAAGGAGTTGGGGATAGCGTCATACTCGGATTTTAAGCCTCTCACAATTGATTGCGCCTGTTGTTGTGACTTGTTCATCTGAATTTGTGCTTTGGAAATTTGTTCGCCTATTCTAGACTCACTTTTCGTATCACCAGATAATCGAGCACCGTTTTTATTAGCCTGCAAATTAGAAATTCGTTGTTGTGCTGCTTTCGCTTGCTGCATTTGCGTGTTCACTTTATCAACTGCCGTTTGGACATCTTTCGTCATTTTGACAGCGCCTTTAGAGACACCTGCAGAAAGTGATTTTCCAACTTCTTCACCATTGCTTGACGCAGACTGATTCATCCGCTTCAACATAGAATCAAAATTTGAATTCATTTTCTCAATTTGCTTGGTAAACTTATCGAACCCTTTAGAATCCGATAAGTTTTTTTCTACCGCATCCATTCCTTGACTAGATGAACCTTTGACTCGACTCATCATTGAGTCCATCTTTTGTTCAAATCGAGCGACCTTTTCCTCAATAGGACTCAGGTCGCCATCGAAGACGACTTCAAGTCTATCCAGTTCCATGATCTATCCCCTCCTTTTCCTGTTTATTTTTGCGTTGTCGGGTAGCCTTGATTAGTTCCGTCCGTTCGAGCATACGCGCTTTATTGATCTCCCATGCTTGTGGTTGATTCGTCGGTTCTTGCTTATCTTCCTTTTTCAAGAATGGATAGTGTTGATCTGGTTTAGGCATTTTCTTCGGATCATTAAAACCATATGCATTCAATTGTGCTGCTTTATAATCCATCATGGCTTTTTCTTCTAGCTGCTGCTTTCTAATCGCAACGTTTGCTTCAGCTTGTAGAACAATTTCTTCATAGGTCATTGACCAGTATTTTTCCGCAGGTATTCCAGCTTCTACTGCTTTGGGATACATCTCTTGGAGCAAATCAGAAAAGGAAGAGAAACCTATACTAGACTCTCTTCCTCGTTTTTCTCTTCCCCAACTAGGTCTTCTTCGTCCGTCGTTTCCGACTCGAAAAAACCTGCCTTCTCCATCAATTCTTGGATGACTTCGAATAGCTTCATCATCGATCCGCCCTTAGAAATATATTCATCATATAGTTTCGTCATATCCGCAGACTTAATGTTTGCTGTTTGGTTCGCTGAATGCAAAATGGTTAGCATTTCTCCTAAGCGAGGCATTTTCATTCCACCGTTACCAGTCATCATAATTCCGAACAACGATTTTCCTAATTTCTTCTCAATGTCTACAGTCGCACTTCCATCTAGTACAAGAGATAACGTTTTTGCTCCAAAATCCACTTTCATTGGTTTCATATTGTTTTTTCCTCCTAAGAATTAAATAAGGCCAGAGAATTATCCCTAGCCCGTATAGTTTTCGTTAAACGTTTACGCCCAGTCCGGACCATCTGAAACTGTAACAGACAGGGTAAATTGATAGGCTCCGTTTACTTCACCTGATCCCATTTTCACAGTCACGCCGCCAGTAAATGTGCAGACCGCTCCGTCTGGGTACTCCAATTCAAATTGCGCTTCTTTTCCAGAGGTTTGAACAGCTTTCAATCCAGAGAATACGGTTTTGTCATATAAGAAAGTGAACTCTAGCGAATCCATATCTTGAATCCCCGAAATATACTTCTTATTAGCATCTTTTAATGTCGTAACATCGACTTGTTCTGGATCCCCTCCAATTTCAGGCACTGCCTGCAAACCTTCGATTTCTTTGAAAGTTGCGCTTTCACCTGTTCCTTGCTTCATTGAAAGCTTTGTATCCTTAGTCAACAACCCGGCAAATAATTGTAAGTTTAACGGTAAAATTGTTTTCTTCATGGTATTTCCTCCTAATTATTGGTATACAAAAAGCGTTCGGTTATCTACCACTCCTCGGAATGTTAGAATCGAACGCTTCAATGCATCTTGATTGCCATCATCACTGGCTATATTTTTAAATCCTATTTCTTTCAAAACTTTGATTATTTCACTCTGTATTTCTGATAATGATTTGTTTCCATATAAATCAACTTTTACTGTCCATTCAGTTAATGCTTCGTTGTCGGAAATATCTTTCTTGTGTGGTTTTGCTTTTGTCGAATAAATTGCTGCAGGCATTTGCGACCATGTATTGGGATATTCAGCAGATACGAGCTTTAGCTCAGTAACCTTTTTCAACTGAGTAACAATATCAGACTTTATGTTATAACGCTCTGTCATAGTTTTCTCAGTCCTTCCTGCACACGATCTTTATAAATGTCAGCAGCCATTTCAACTACTTCTTTCATTGACGGATATAGCCAAGGCCTAGCCGGCTGCCCACGAGTCATAAAGAAGTCTTGACCTTTGATAGTTACTCTTGGAATGCCGTACACTGTCTCAAGATCAACTGGTGTTTTATGGACAGGGATAAACCACCGTTCAGTTGTATAGACTGGATTGACTCCTGGTGGCAAATCTTTTGGAGATTCGGCCCCAACAGGTCCAGTACCAAATTCACGAAACAACGCTTCAATCTTGTCTGACCACACACGACCGATTACTTTGCCTTTACCATCAATTACGACTTCTTGTTTTGGAGAGCCGCTTAATTCGCCTGATCCATACTTAATTGACGATTGCAGACGACTTGATGCTCTCGCTACAGTTTCATCTACAATGTCAAATGTTGCTTCGAAAACAGCATCTTCCATCACTTTTGGAATCGCTCGTATTTTCGACATCAAACGGTCAGCACCTCTGAACTCAACGCCCATCTTCATCACCTAGTTTCTTCAAGGTCACATTGCAATGAGTGGAAAATGTTTGAATGGCTACAATTTCATAGTCTGGTGCTTTATCTTTACTCACATAAAGACATATGCCATCTTTTTCATTTTTCCCTTCTTTGATTTTGTCGCCCTGATATTTACAGGACTTGATGTAAGGAAGGCTTTGACCATATACAGAAGCCATGACTTGTCCGCCCGCAGATTGAACATTCATCTCTAGTTCGGTGGAATCGTCGGAAAACCCTGTTTGAGAGTTCCCTTCATCATCCTGACCAGTCAGACGTTCCTTATGGAAAACAGTTGTAAGATCACGTTTCCTTAGGCGCATAGAAACTCACG